ACGCCGCCTATGCCCTCACCTATGCTACCTAAACCTTTGCCTAGTCCTTCTAAAGGTCCTAATTTTGGCGGCGCAGCAAGATCTTTAAGGCCACCGCCACCTTTCAATGCGTCTAAAGCGCCGGCGATCAGGCGCTTAGATATTCGCATTATACCAGCTATACCTTTACTAGAATACAAAGCCAATAGCACTGCTGGTACTGTAGCAGCAATAATTTGTCCAACAGGCCCGGTAGCATCAATAGCTCCTGTAAATTTGTTTACTACTGATGCTAGAAATTCAAAACCGCTTGATATCATATCAACAGCTGGTAGCAAAACATTAGACATAGCAACTGCTAACTTGTCAAAAGAATTGCCAAATCTTGAAAATGCGGCTGTAAATCTGTTTTGCACCTCTAGTGCCCTTGCTGCTTCAGCTTTAGCTTGTCTTTCCTTTTCTAGATCTTCGGCAGACATTTTGCTTCTTCTACGCTCTGCATCAATAGCTTGTTGAGTTTGCTGCTGCCAAGAATTTATTACTTTTCCAGCTTCAGGAAATGATACCATAAGATTTCGTACTTTAGCAGGATCCATAGCACCAATAGCGTCACGCATTTTTTTAGCGCCTTCAGGGTCGCCTCGACTGGCTGATATCATAGCCTGTTGCAAACCTGGTACCAGATTTACTATGGATGCCATTTCTCCCGGAAGTGTGCCTAAACTTCCGCCAGCTAGACCAACTTGTGCTACCATACTAGCCATCTCGTTACTGCCCTCGCCAAACTCAGCAGACAAACCTGCCATTGTTTTGGCAAATTTTTCTTGTTGGTCTGGCGGAAACATACGTTGCAACACATTAACGTCTGGCATTTTCATAATTTCAGTTGTAGTTTTCGCAATCTCCGCGCGGTTTCTTCCTGTTTCTACGGATAGGTCATTAAATGACTGTACAAGATTTTTTCCAGTACGTACGAGTTGATCTTCGCTCATGCTAGCAAGCCTGCCGGAACTGCGCAAGGTTTCCAAGCTATCAAAAAATGCCTCACTTGCTTCTTGTTGTGTCATCATTAGGTCTGCACCTAAATGTGTCTGTTCTAAAAACATACCATTAACTTTGGCCAACGTATCTACACCTAATGTAGCACCAACAGCACCATATTTTGACAGCATTTTAGCAAACGTTTCCACGCTTACACCAGCAGCGCTAGCAGCGTCAGTTAATCCTCGCATACCGCCTTGGAAGATCATTCCAGACGCGTACAGTTCCTCAGTTGATTTGGTTACTTTAATTATTTTTTCGTATAAAACTGCCGCTGCTCCTGCAGTTAGTCCAAATGATTTAATGGCAAATTGCAAAGGCTTTGATAATTTTCCAAATCCATCAAAATAGTCCTGTAAGTGTTGCGTACTAGCTGCCAGTCCTCTAAATATTCCTTCAGCCGAAGTTGCATTAGCTAGGTCTCTAATGCTTAAATTAAATGCTCTACCTAAACCTCTTAATTCGGCGTTGTTTTTTCCAGTTTCGTCAGTTAAATCTGCCAAACCGTTGGTAGTCCTTTGCTGGCCAGCCTTTAAGGTATCATCTACAGTCTGCAGTCCATTAGCTGATTTTTCAATTGCTTCTAAAAGGTTTTTATCATCTTTCGCTAAAATTTTGCCAATTTCTTTAAGTTGGCCAACGGTCACAATACCATTATTAAGAAGTTTTTTCAATGTGTCTTCAGTGGCCCAGCCTGCATCTAGTGCAACTTGTTTGTCAATAGCAGTAATTTTGACGTTATCAACCATTATAATACCATTTCTTCATGCGTTGTTTCATTAACCGCAGTTTTTATGCAGATAAATAAATGTAAAGCTATTTATAGAGGTTAAAATGACGTCAAATCCGTTACAACAGTTTTTCAGACAACCAAGCGTTTACTTGCGCCTACCTACTAAGGGCAAATGGTATACTAGTGAAATAGTTGAGACTACCGCAGATAACGAACTAGCAGTTTACCCGCTGTCTGCTATGAACGACATCATGTTGAACACGCCGGATGCCATGCTCAATGGACAAGCATTAGAAAACGTGATTAAGGATTGTGCACCTGGAATAAAAGACGTTAAAAGATTTCTGTTGCCAGATGTTGAAGCACTTTTTTTAGCTATTAAGTCAGCTAGTAACGGTGGAAAAATAGACATTGACCGTAAATGTCCAAAATGTGAGGCAGATAACACATACGAACTTAATTGTAGCTATCTGCTAGATTCATCTACATTTTTAAACGAAGACGATTTAACCACTCAATTTAGTGACGAACTTGTTATACACGTACGTCCTTACGATTTTGAAATGCGTCAACTATTTCTAAAGCGTGAATTTGAAGAAGAAAAAACTTTTCGTAACATCAATGCGCAAGGTGATGCTATAGATGATATTACGAAAGCAAAATTAATGGCAGAAAGTATAGAGCGTCTGTCTAAGCTTACCTTTAGTTTGGTTAGTCGTAGCATTGAAAAAATTGTAATTTTAAAACAAAATGTTACAGTAACTGATCGTGAACATATAAACGAATGGCTTGTAGGTATTAGTAAGGCACAAGCTGAAATAGTAATGGAAGCGGTTGACAAAATTAATAAAATTGGCATACCAAAAACACTTACTGCACAGTGTACATCATGTGGACACAGTTGGGAGGACGCATTGTCGTTTGATCCAGCAAGTTTTTTCGGCAAACGCTCGCTACAGGGGATGGCGAGCTGATAGCTAAAATGCTTGAAATAATGGAAAAAAATAGAAAGGCTATTCAACAAGAATTAGGAATGCTTGCCTTTTACATGCAAGGTGGCTTAGGCTTTAACGAGGCACATATGCTCAGTTTAGAACAACGTCAAATTCTGAGCAAAGTGATTCAAAGGCACTACGAAGCTATGGATCCAAAAAAGAAAAGTATGCTGTAAATTATCTACGTTTACGCCTTTCTACATAATCTGTTATTCCAAGCAAATACCCAGCCGAAGCATCATCTCTAAAATCGAGCTGCCATCTGTTTTGATTCTCGCTATATAGATGAGGAGCTCGGAGAATTAATAATCTAAACATTTGACTTGTCAGATTATAATGAGGAACCGAGATAGGCATCTTAGAATAAGGAATTTGCACATAACTGGTATGTTCTTCTTCATTATACGAAATTTTTACCAAACTATACGGAATCTGTAAATGACGTTTTGTATCAACTGATTGCTCTTGTATCACTTGTATAGGTGCATGTAGTGATTCCATTTTTAAAGCTTGAATAAACGCATTGCATTGGCCAATTAAATGTCGCAAGACCTCACTTGCCATAGCACGCCTAACAGTAGCATGTATACGAGCAGGTGCAGCAGCAATTTCAATTATAGAAATATGCGCAGGGCTAATTCGTTTCTGTCCTGTGCTATCATATACCAATTGATGCAAGTAATGCAAATGTTGAGGCCATTGTTCTAACGGATATTCAATTAAATTTCTAGGATTAACAGCTCTTTCTGCACATTCATTCCACAGCTTTCGTTCGTTGTCTTTCATAGCCGAAAGCTCAGCAGGATATGCTCTTAAACGCGGTGTTAACCCTTTTATCAAAGCATTGAAATATTCAAGTTCCTGTCGTACAAAATACGACAAATCATTTGAAAGTTGAGCTGGAAGCTCAATTTCAAAATTCTTCATGTATGACGCGCGATTACGCATAGTTGGCGTAACAGATGAAGTGCTGCGCTTTGTATTTCCTTTTTTCATATAGTTAGTTTAATTTATGTAGAAAAAAAGTCAACAACCTACATCAAATAGCTTAAATAGATAACATTGAACTTATTGGAGATATAATGGCTACTAAAGGTAAGGCTAAAGGCAACACAGGCGAACGTAAAATTGCAGATTTTCTCACCAAATTATATGATGCAAAATTTATAAGGGTCCCTAATTCCGGTGCATTTTTAGGAGGCTCAAATAATTTTAGAAAAGCATCTCTAGATGAAGGGCAGATAGCAAGTTTTAAAGCAGATTTAATACCTCCTTCGCACATGCGGAAATTGGTAATCGAATCAAAATTCTACAGCGATTTTCCATTTCATAATCTCATGAAAAATGCTGATATACCACTGTTAGATAAATGGATTGCACAAGCCAAAGCAAGTGCAGACTACGGCGATTTTTGGGTAGTAGTTTTTAGAATTAATCATAAAGGTAGTTTTGTCGTATTTGACTACGAGCATTATCCAAAGTTTTCCTTAGGGAATCATGTAAAATATCACAGTAATATAGTAACCGATTTTGAACAGTTTTTCACCGAAAACAAAGAAACTATATTGTCAATGGTTCAAACAGCAGGCACATAATCCCACGAAAATGACGAAAAGGAATTTTCTTTGAGTACCGTTAAGACAGCAGAAACTCTTGTTATCAGTTCTTCGCGATGACTAATGACAAAAATATTTTTTGCCCGTTCTCTTTCCATTTTCTTCAATATGCCTACTGATCCTTCAAGCCCTTGTGCATCCATACCGTTATCTAGTAGTTCGTCTACAAATACAAGATTAATAGCATGAGACGTATTTTCAAATATATCTCTAAATGCCCAGCTTAATGCCAATATTAGCCTAGTTCTTTCTCCTCGCGAGAAATTGCCAAAATCTAAGTCTTGCCCTAGCAAACTTATTTCTACGCTCAAATCATTTATAAATTTAACTTTGTGCGGTAATCCAAGCTTGTCTAGATATTCATTTAATCTTAAATTTAGGTACGATAAATTTTGGTCTATAATACGTTTACGAATGAAGCTTTCTTTACTTGTTAACAATTTAAGTAAAAATTCTTGATGATCTCTAGATCTTACCAGTTTGTTTAATTCGTCATATGTAACTTCTTGCATCGTGTCTTGCAAACTGATATTTTGATCACTATACGGATTAACAGCAGCCTGCTCTTTAGCTAATTCCTTATAAAGAGCATCAAGTGTGCTTCTGTGATTTAATGCCTCTTCTATATTTTTGTACATAGTCGCAGGCTTTGTTGTAGTGGATAGTACATCTTCAATTTCAGCTAGTTGAGTTTTACAAATATCAAGTTCTTGCTGTTCAGTGTTTACCTGCGAATCTAATTCTATAATTTCTAGCTCAAGTGTTTTACGTATGTTTTCGTGTTCAGAATCATGTATCTCTTGTCCACAAGTAGGGCATTCGTGATTCACAGCTCTATCATAATTTGCAAGTGCAGTTTGCAACCTAGCCGAATGCTGCTGAAAATGCCTAGTTTTAGTGGTAAGATCACGTAATAATGTGACTTTTGATTGACTCAATTGCGAATAAAGCTCTTTGTCTCTGTGTGACTGCAATTCAGCATCAATATCTAGTTTTTCAAGTTCACTTATAGATAACACAATTTCGTTTATCAGTGTTTGTTGTTTATCGTCCCATGCTTGAGATTTACGTATTAAATCCTCAATGTGCCCACGAATACGCTCATTGCTTTGTTTAATTGTTCGAATTCTAAATTCTTCTTGCTCAATGTTGGTTTTAGTAGTGCGTATAAGTTCTTTTAGATTCTCTGCTTTTTGGCTAAGTTGTGTGATACCTAATAGTTCTTCTATTATTTCTCGCTGTTTAGCAGCACCCATGTCTAAAAATGGTTCTGTATATGTGTTAAGTGCAACAATATGCTTGAAGAGTCCGTAACTCATGCCAAGCAAACTATCAATTTCTTTTTGGGTTTCTCTATTCTCTCCCTGTGCTTCATCTGTACTTTCGTCAACATTTTTATTGTCAACTATGTATCGGAAGAAATTTGGTTTTCTGCCCCTCTCTATGCGATATTGATGTCCATCTTTTGAAAATTCAATGGACACCATCATATTTTTTTGGTTAATATTGTTAATCAAATTGTTGATTTTTATGTTTGTTAGGCTTTGACCATAGAGTCCGTATGAAATAGCTTGTAGTATAGTACTTTTGCCTACTCCGTTACGTGATCCGTTTCCGCCTAAATCTAAATTTTCGCCAAGTACCAATGTTAACCCATTTTTATTCAGCTCAACTGTTTGTGAAACATTACCACAGCTCAAGAAATTCCGCATGGTAACGTGTTTAATTGTTAGCATGTATTAGATCTCCTGGTATATGCGTATAAGTTCGTTTTTGTCAATACTTTGTGAATCAATACTTTGCAAATGACTTATTACTATTGTGTCAACACTTTCAAAATCAATGTCGGCTTCATCTAATTGATCTTGATCATCTATTTTAGATGTAATTAATTGTATTTCTCTAGCATTTAATTCAATTTCAAGTAATTCTCGAATAAAGTTAATATCTTCATAGGATGCATCTAAATCTATGGTAATTTTGGCAAATGTTTTGTCATCTATGTACGAAGTAGGGTTAGCAACCACTTGACTTAGAGATAATGTTCTATATTTTGGAGCTTGCGGCCATGATTTGAATACAGGTGTTTCGCCTGGTTTCCAAAACATAATTCCTCTTTCATCATCCCATGCATCAGAATAATTATGTGGAAATGCGTTGCCTATGTACCAGATTTTGCCACTATTTTGACGCTTGTGGAAATGTCCAGAAAATACCTGTTTTTGATGTACAAAATGTGTTGCATTTAACAACCCATGATCTGGCATTTCAACCATTGCATTCATTTTAAATTTAGGCAGTTCAAAGTGTCCAAACATATATGGTGCTTTTAAAGTTGGTACACGCTGCCAATCATCGCTTACTAGCCATGGTACAAATGCTACGTCTCCAATCTCTTGCATAGAGTCAACTGGAATAATATTTTTAAACTGAGAAATATATGGTAGACTGTGAATTTCATACTTGTCTCTATAAAACAGGTCGTGATTACCAATTAGGAATATTGTGTGATCAAAATAGTCGTTTAATAACTTCAGCCCGCTTACAGAATAATTTAGTGTTGAAATATTGATAGATGATCTCACATGATGGAAATCTCCGCCAAAGATACATGTCTTAATGTTTCTTTCTTCTGCTTGTTCAATCATCCATTTTATAAAATTCTCACAGTTATCATTATGTTCGCGACTGTTATTTTTCATACCGTAATGAATGTCGGTAAAAACAACAACCTCCGAAAAATCTGGAATAGGCGTCATCACTGTCCTTCAAATATTTTGTGAATACTTAAACAGTTTAGATACGAAACAAAATGGTAACAATAAATTGCTAGTCTTTGTTTTGTTTCAGTGCATCATCAGTTTGCCGTGTGTAGCTAGGTGATACTCCGTGCATTATAAGAATATCATCGCGTATTGTTTGATTTTTCTTTTCTATGTTGAGAATTCGCATAAAGCTGTTTGTTATGGTCTGAGTGTAGTATGCAAAGGGATTTGGACTTTCGCTTCTGCTTTCATCAAACTGCAAACCAACTTGTGATAATTGCAATAGTGCTTGACTTTTCATTTCTTCCAAATATGTATAACCTCGCCAATTGCCTCTGTGTCCGTATCTGTCCACAAGTTTCATAAACATCAAGGCAAGATTATTTGTCATTTTACCGTGATCTTTAGAAAAGTAACCATTTTCTATGCCTCCGACCCAATGACTTTTTAAAACACACACTGGTTGATCATCTTTAAGTATATAATGTTGAAAAGGAGGGAAATTGCATCTTATACGTTTTTCATTCTCAGTTTTAGCTTTGTTGACCTTTTCTGGATCCACCGGAATATGTTCCATAGTCATTACTCTTGCTACAATGCTTTCGGTTGGAATATTATTTAATGTTAACTTTGATTCAAAATCTTTAGAGTTTTTTGTTGTTTGTTGTTTTTTTTCAGCTACAATTAGATCATGTAATTTCTTTTTCCTAGCCTCTTCAACACGTTTTGCAGTTATATCTGCTACATTTTGAACAATAAAATCATAACGGTTGTATGCAGGATCTATGCAAGAACAGTAAGTTAACTTGCTTAAGTGTATTTCCTCTAGTAAATCTTTGTTGGTAAGATATTTTATTTTTGGTTGAACGGTTACAGCCATTAGCTTCCTTTATAAATGCAATTAAACATATCATTTTAATTAATTTAGCCCAAAATGTCAAAAACTATACTTTGTTCTTCAAGGGGTTAAAAGCGACTATAAATATAAGTGAACCTTATATTTGAGATTGCAATGAGCGATACTTTAACAACGCCTGCTGGAAATGCACCAACATTTAGCATTGAAGAACTTAACAACCCTGGTATTACACTACAAGCAGTTGTTGATTATTTTGCATCTAAAGGAGATACTATTTCTCCAGCTGCTGCTCAACAATTAATAGATTATGCAAAATCTATAGCACAACCGGCTGCTCAACAAAGTGTAGTAACTGGTACAACAGCAACAAATTCCCTGCAACTTGCCCCACCTCAACAATTCACAAATACTCCGTTGCCGGCTTCAGTAGGGTCAACCACAGCTGATCCAATTATACCACCGGGCGGTATTCCAACTGCACTGCCCGGTAATGCTGCATCAACCGGACTTTCAAACGCTGCTCAGCAATTAGGAACGCAAGGAAGTATAATAGGAGTTCCAAATAATGTCGCTGGTGCAGCCGTATCCGGCAATTTTCAAGGTTATATAACAACTGCAAACGCAAACGGGGTACCGTTAGTTCCGCAGGCACCACAAAATTTAAACGATGCAGCCGGTAGACGTGTAAGATTAAGACCTAAACCAAATGCATCATCACAAATATACGGAGCGTCCGGATTAATGACGCCACTGTCAAGCACAAACGGTATGCTTTTTCCATACCAGCCTGCTATCACATGGAGTCAGGATGTAACTTATACCCAGATGGAAATTGTACACGCAAATCAAGATTTTTATTCGTACAGCAAAACTCCTGCTCTTAAACTGACTGTAGAAGGTGATTTTACTGTACAAAATCAAAAAGAAGGTTTGTACTCTCTTGCCTGCATCCATTTTTTGCGCACCGTAACTAAAATGTATTTTGGTGGAACAGGAGGAGTAGGTGACTTATCTGGAACTCCGCCGCCGGTCTTGCTTTTTGACGCATATGGCCAGTTTATGTTTAATGCCCTACCAGTAATTGTAACCCAATTTAGTGTTACATTACCAAAAGATGTAGACTATGTACCGGTACAAACTGCTTATTCCGTGAATACAGAATACGAAACAGGGCAACAGAGTTTTAGTTTTACACAAAACTCTGCGTCGGCATATGATCCCGGTTTAGCTGCTACAGCATTTAACAATTTGATAAAACCTACACCGGCTGCTACTTATTCTCAAGGTTTTGCATGGTTACCGGCTGTGTTTACTATCAGCGTGCAACTA